ACGTAATATTGATCTAATGATTGTAATTTTGTCGGATCAAACGGTGTTGCCATTATTTTCTCATCAATCTATACAACTCATTTTCCATATCTGCCGCATAAGAAGAATTCAATATTTTTATTTCTCTTTTTTTCTCATTTAATTCAACTTCATAATCATAGATGTATTGTATGTTCTTATCAATTTGAATGGTACATGACAATCCATTAGGAAGAAGATATGTGTTTGTTGATAGCATCAATGAATTGTATTCACTGAAACTTAAACTGTAAATGTTTACTGTGCTTTTTTGGGTATCACTATCTGTTGTGGTTACAATTTTCTGATACTCTTGTACTGTTTCACGCACATATTCGTATACTGGTTTACCAGCAGCCTCAGCCTCAGTTTTATATTTATTGTTCAAATAAGCATCGAACTCATTGTAATTGAGTGGCCAATCCCACAATGGATCCATAACTTGATTGGAATACAATACAATCCAATAACGATAAGAATCGCCATAATACTTATCTGCAACTATTTCTGGTGTATCACCTTCTTGTATAGAATAGGTGTAAAAAAGCATTGGATTATTTTGTAATTGCTCCAATAACTTTGCTCTCACCATGATATTGGTCATGACAATAATATTGCCATTTTCATCAGGCGAAAGCATTTTTGGAAGTGTTTTAAAATATAACATTTATTAAAACCCTGCTGTAATTTTGTTCTTATCAATAAGTTCAATTTCTTGGAACTGAAGTGTCAGTTTTGTTTGAACTGGTGAACCGTCACCAAATGTGGCCCATGATATTGGTGCATAATCAACGTTTATGTTGGTAAGCACACATTGAGCAATTTTATTGATCTTTGTATTTTCTTTTCCGTTTGAATAGAATGTGATGTTGAATCTGTCTGGTATTTTTTGGTAAATACCTTGTGTCATAACACCATTGCTAACTATTTCTGGTGCCGCTCTATATTTGAATGTCTTAACGATATTATAAATCGCAACAGCTTCTTCTTGACTATATGGTGTCAAAGTAAAATCAAACTGAAATGTTCTGAAACCGATACTTGTAAATAGTACCTGTAATTGTGGATTAAATGCTTGACCAATTGCATTGAGTGAAAGACCTGTTAAATCTCCCGTTCCTAACTTACCACTCAATTTGCTGGCAACAAAACCTCTTAATGTTGGATCTGATAAAACGTTAGCAACAAGTTGTGAACCGCTTGCACCAGCTTGTGCTTGTTTGTACTTTTCATAAATTGATGCACCAATTTGTGCATACAAATAAGGTTTACCCAATGCTTCAGTTGTTGATACATCAGAATAGTTAGCTGAATATTGTGCAGTAACTGTATCTGGAATATACAGAGCAATCGTTTCTTTTGCTGTTGTATTTGGTTGTCCGGTTACAAGAGATTTGGCAAAATCGCCCAAAGATTTTGTTGCATTTTCTACTTTTTGTAAAAAACCTGAATCACCAGAAACAGCTTTTTTAGCATCATCAAGCGTTAAACCATTGTAATCTTCAGAATTAAAACTGTTGTTATAATAATTTTTTGCTTCAGTATTAAAAAGTCTATCTTTTAAAATTCCTGGATTATTAGCCACTTCTTTAAGCTGGTCCCACGAAGAAATTCCTAGTTCTTTTAATGATGCTCCAAGATTTGCTGACTGTTCAGCTGAAGGTGAATTTGGGCTTAGTTCCATGGCCTGGAACAATATATAATGGCTTCTTCCAGGGTTTGAGGCCAAATCACGTGGATAATGGTACGTTGCAAAACTAAATTTATTAGTATAAAGACTACTGAGTGGTGACTTCTCAGAAGTTTGTAATGTAAAATTGGGTGTTGCTGTCGTGACAAACAAGTCCGAGATGAAATTTGTGGTCATGGGGTGTGCTTTTTAAATGTAACATATATATTTATATGGCATACTCAGGCAGATTTACACCAAAAAACCCACAAAAGTATCGTGGGGACTTCAGAAACATCATCTACCGCTCCACTTGGGAATGTAGGGTGATGAATTGGTTGGACTCCAACGACAACATATTGGAATGGGGTTCAGAAGAACTGGTAATACCATACAAATCACCAGTGGATGGCAAAGTTCACCGTTATTTTCCTGATTTCCACGTGAAAGTTAAGCAAAAAGATGATACCATCCGTATGATGGTGTTGGAAGTCAAACCACACAAACAAACGGTTGAACCAGTCAAAAAGACTCGTATAACAAAGCAATATATAACTGAAGTGGTTACATATGGTGTGAACCAAGCAAAATGGGCGGCCGCAACTGAATTCTGTAAGGATCGTGGTTGGGTTTTCAAAGTATTAACAGAATATGATTTAGGACTGAAATGATTAGATTACATGTGTTGTCGGTTGCTCACACAGCATCGACAAAAGAGTATACCGTATGTGCGTTTACTCAAAAAGTGATTAACTTCTGTAAGATGTTCAAAGAACAAGGAATGTATGTGATTCATTATGGTCACGAACGTTCTGAGGTCATTTGTGATGAACATGTTACTGTCACGAACGATGAAGTATTGCGTAAGGCTTACGGTGATTATGACTGGAAAGCTACAGGCCTGAAATATAATACGACCGATTCTGCTTATCAAACGTTTAACGATAATTGCATTCGTGAGATTGAAAAGCGTAAACAACCAGGTGATATCATTCTACCATTCTTTGGACTTGCACAGAAACCGGTAACTGATGCACATCCAGACCTATACTGTGTTGAGCCATCTATCGGTTATGCATCATCTTATGCACCATACAAAGTCTATGAATCATATGCGGTGATGCATGGACTGCAAGGTTCACATCACATTTCTAGTGCAGAATACAAGTTCTATGATGTAGCAATTCCATCTGGTTTTGATATATCCGAATTCGAATATAGAGAAAAGAAAGAAGATTATTTTCTGATGATGGGGCGGTTGATGTGGTGCAAGGGCACAGACATTGCGGCTCAAGTCTGCGAGAAACTTGGTGTCAAATTGATTTTTGCTGGTACAACTTATGGACCAGAAGATTGTAGGGTTGGCACCACCTGGCCAAAACACGTTGAATATGTTGGTTATGCTGATGTAGAAAAACGTAAAAAACTGATGGCTGGTGCAAAAGGTTTGTTTTGTCCCACAATTTACAATGAACCATTTGGTTACGTAGCAATTGAAGCCATGTTATCTGGAACACCAGTCATCACAGTAGATTGGGGTGCATTCACCGAGACTGTCCAGCATGGTGTTACTGGCTATCGTTGCCGTACATTTGAACAGTTTTTGTGGGCGGCCAAGAACATTGATACAATTTCACCCAAAGCATGTAGAGATTGGGCTGTAAAGAATTACAGTTTTGATAAAGTTGGAAAGATGTATAAAGAATACTTCCAATCCATACAAAACTTGTCATACGGTGGTTGGTATGCAGAAAATCCAGGACGCACTGAACTGGAATGGTTGACCAAGACACAACCAAAAGAACCAAAAACATTTGCCGAAATTCTGAATTGGTATAACACACTCAAAGGTGGTAAACTCAATTTCTTGCAGATTGGTGCAATGGATGGTGTCAAGCATGACGAACTATACCGTTATGTCAACAATAACAATTGGACAGGTGTACTTGTTGAGCCTCTTCCAGATATGTTTGAGAAGTTGCTCCAGAACTACCAGGATCGTCCAGGACTGAAGTTTGAATGCTCGGCTATTGCTGATGAGGATGGACCTATTGTAATGAATAGGATTCCAATTGAAAAGGTGCAGGATGGTATAGTACCAGATTGGGCTGAAGGTTGTTCAACATTGGTTACCGAAGGATACATTGAAGATTTGCTACCACACATGGTACAAGAAACTATCCGAGGTATCACACTAAAAACATTGTATGAAAAATATGGTAACCAATACAATCTTGTTCAAATAGATACTGAAGGATATGACTATAATATCTTCTTGCAGATACTCCAATCTGGTCTGACAGCAGACGTATACAAGATTGAGATTGCACACATCACCTATACCAAGGCTGTGTGGATGCGTTGGGTACTTGAGAACCAAGGATACAAGACATTCATAGACGGATACGACCTAATCGCTTACCGGTTCTAAACTAAATAATGGATGGCTAAAACATCTACACTCACACAAATTGCACAATCGAGGACTGCCCTTGAACAAGATTTCTTGTCTAGGCAGTCTTTCGCATGGTTCCAAAAGAACATAGACGATCTCAAATCACCAGTCAAACTGGCCAAAGAAATTGCGACCGAAAGGTCACGCATGGGTGGTCGTTTTCAGATGGGTGGTCTATACCAGTTTGTGTATGATCCACTTACAAAGTTGGACCTACCTTATTATGACGTTTTCCCTTTGGTTATACCATTGGAACGCAAAGATGACGGTTTTCTTGGTCTGAACCTGCACTATCTGCCACCAGCATATCGTGCGGCTTTCATGGACAAACTCATGAATTTTGCAATCACCAATGAGCAAGATGAGCCAAAGAGATTGCGTGTGACATACGACATTCTTGTGTCCTCACGCAAGTACAAAGAGTTTAGGGCTTGTATCAAACATTATCTGGACAACCAGATTAAATCTAAGATATTGACTATCAAGCCAAATGAATGGGAAACTGCATTGTTCTTACCAACATCAGTCTTCCGTGGTGCTCCAGTTAGCAAGGTTTACAAAGAATCAATACAAAAAGCAAACGCTAGGATTTACTAATGGCAGGCTCAATCGCAGATTTTAAAGCAAGTTTTACAACAGACTTAGCTCGATCAAATAAATTTGATGTTCAAATTCCAATTCCTCTTGGAATGATCCCATATTTGGGTACATCAAGGAATTTGGCACTACGTTGTGAAACCGCACAACTACCAGGAAGAAATTTAGAGACAACACCAATGAAAATTTATGGTGTCAATGAACTTTTTCCAACAACAACTTCTTACGACAATATCACGTTGACCTTTTTGGTTGGTGATGATATGCAAGAGAAGATGTTTTTTGATGCATGGTTAAATTGGATACAACCAACACTTACCTATGACACAAAATACAAAGCAGATTACGCTGTAATGTTG